CATTTGGTACATCAGTTTTAACGAACCATTTTTTAGTTGCAGTTAAGTAGTGGTTAACAGCGTATCCTTGCGGAACCATTCCCATACTTTTTAATGCATTGATATCGTTATCTGCAGTACCAGTTCTACCTTCAGACTTCATAAGTCTTTCAGCAGTAAATTGAAGCGCCGAAGGAATTATCATTTTAGTTCCTTGTGCTGCAATTTTAAGGCCTCTTTCATCAGTAAACGCTGCGATGTCGATTAGCGCTTGTTCCAATGAAGTTTCATTAAGTTCAGCTGCTGTTGTTAACTCGTTTGCAAACGTGCCTGATAGTGTAGGGTGGTCAGTAGCAAAAAGCTCCTTACCATCTCCACCAGCAAAGCTTGAATCAAATCCGTTATTTAAAACAGCTGCGCCTTTGATATTCTTAGTAGACGCCATAGATCTTGCTAACGCTTTTGTATATCTAGACGCAAGTCTGTCATACAAATTATCTTCGATAGCTTCTTCTGTGATAGCGAATGCTAATGCAATCGTTTCATTTGTGTATCTCGCAGTGAAAGTTTCTTGCGCATCATCAAATGTTACGCCTTGACCTTCAGGTTTAACTGCCGCATTTGCGAAACCAGATAACATTACTTCTTCTTCGAAAGCTCTGTCAGATGATTCAGTGTTAAACACTTCAGTCCACTCTTGCGAGTATTGTTTGTACTCTAGTCCGAATAAAGCATTCAAACCAGGTTCCAACTCTTTAACGAGTTGTGCTCTTGATATTGCCATAGTTGTATTTCCTTATCCGTTATTAATTAAACAAAGCAGACGCCGGAGCTGCAACGACTACCCAATTGCTACCTGCAACTGTTTTGTCTCTGTTCTCTGGATCGTTTGCTGATCTAACGGCAGTAAACATTGCTGTTGTTGCTGCAGATCCAACATCTAACGTAGTGATCGATTGACCACTTAAATTAGCTGTCGCTGTATAGTTGTTAGTATTAAAGCCTTGCATTGGGTTAACTCCAAGAAGAGTTTGCGCCAAAGCGGCATCAGCTTTTACTACATATTCCTGATTAGGATTATCGATAATAAAAGCAGTTATGTCATCAGAACCAGTGTTATAGTCTGCTGACGTTGTTTGTCCTGCTACGATATTATTTGCAAAGGTTGGTTTTCCAGTAGCATCTATAAAGAATGCTCCGTTGAAAACACCTAATAATAAAGCAGAGTTAGCAGTTGTCCACGCAGTTCCACCATTTCCACCATCATCTGTAACAGTGAAAGAAGCGTCCTGAACCATTCCAGCCTCGCCCGCAGTTGCTCCACCGTCGTTGAACGACATTGGATCACCTTTGTTTGAAGCTACGCCTGGTGCAGTTTGGATATGATATTCAGATTGTCCTGAAGTTGCTGGAGTATTTCCAACAGTCATTACAGCTCTTAAACCAAATCCAGTTGTACTTGCATTTGCCATAGTTTAGTTTCCTTTTCTTGTACCTGCCCCGAAGGGCCTCCGGTACGGTTGATAGAATTCGTTGGTTAGGAATTACTAAATAATTAGCTTTTCTTTGTACCACCGAAGGTTACACGAGTATCAGCCTCTTTCGAGAATCTCATACTAGGGTGCTGTTCCTTCAAAAGATTGTTATTCACTGCTTCTTCTTTGTTTTGAGTCTGTTTTTTGTAGTACTCATCAATTTGAAGCGCAATCTCTTCTGGTATCCTTGCCAGCAGTAGGCCACCTACTCCGATCATTCCTGCGTATCTACCTTCGTTCATCGATGGAAAATCTTGATCCGGATATTCGTCAGCTCTCACTAATTCGTATCCTTCTCTTAAAGATCGAGCAACATTGGACGTATCTTGATGTCCTAATATTTCTGCTCTTATCCATTGATGTCTAAAGCCTTTTGGCGCAGGCGGTGCATCAAGAGAAGTGGGTGGAGTCCAAACTTTTTTAGATTCCGTTTTGGATCTAGTTTGACTCGCACGTGAAGTTTTTATTTTTTCGTTTTCCATATGCCTATACTCCTTCCGTGATATTTAATTGTTTCGCATATTCTTCGAGCGGCACACCTAATCTTTTAGAAATTGCTACCTGTGATTGTGTGAGTTTCACAGTTTTTCTGCGTCCTGTTGAAGCCGAACGTCTGGCTGAAGCTACATTCTGAGTAGGTTTTACTCTTTCTGTAGAACTGCCCTCTATCTTATCAAATTTATGCGGAAATTCAACTCTTATTCTTTTGTCAACTTCTTCATAATAATCGCCGCTTTGAGGGTCGTATCCTTCTACTTCTACAAGCTTTTTATGTATATCAAAAGCCGTATAAGTCATTGCCGAATCATTACCAAACCAAGAGTTTCTAGCAGCCCAGTCTTCAGCTTTAGGATCACTCCTTGCTGTAGGGGCCGTTCTTTGTGGTGTGATGTTTACTTCTCTTTCACGTTCCTTTGGTTTGTTTTCATTGGCAACTTTAATGGAATTTAATCTTGCCTCATCCATTGTTAAGGTAGCCAATTGCTTTTGAGCAGCAACTTGCGCTTCTACATCCTGAGATTCAATAGCATTTTTAAGAGCTAATTGAGCTGCTGCTAAACTAGTCTTAACTCTACTTTCAAATTCTGAAACATAAGAATTATCTACTTTAGATAATCTTTTTACCATTTCATTATTTTCTTGCTTAACTGATTGAGCATAGTGGACAGCTTCTTCTCTCTGTCTTTCTGCTTCTCTCATTTTACGAGTTAGTTTAGAAATTCTTTTTTGAACCCCGTCACTATATTCTTTTAACTCGTCTTTCTCTTCCTGAGGTGCTTCGGCTTTAGTTTCTGGCTCTTCACCATCTTCGACTTTCTCAACTTCAATCTTCTCTTCCTTAGGTGCTTCAACTTTTTCTGGTTCACCCTTATCATCTAAATTAATTTCAGCTGCCTTTTGATCGGCTTCGCCTACATCAATTAAATTATCTACTTTTTGTGCTTCTTCTGGCATAGTTCCTTCCTATGTTAAATATAATGAAGAATTGATTCAGGATCCTTAATGGTTCCTAACACTTCATCATCATTTATTATTCGCACTTCTCCACCTTCAATTGGTAATCTTGAACCAGCATATCTGGCAAACATTACCCAATCTCCTACTTTACACCAAGGTTTATCAAATTTATCTTTATCTTGGTATGCTAAATCTCCCATTTTCAAAACATAACCACAAGTTGTGGCTATTCTTGCTTGATCTAATTGTTCTTGAGAAAATAAAATTCCACCTTTAGTTTTTTCTTTAGGTGTAAATGGGAGTAATAAAATTCTATATCCAGATGGTTCTGGTAACTCATCTACTACTTCTTTAATATTGTTGGGATCTAATCTTTTTACGTGAGATTCTTCTTTGTTATATTTTTGTTGAAGGGCGTTCCGGTGTTTTGGAATTTCCTCCTTTTTTAATGTTGATAACGTTTCCGTCATTGTGCTCCTTATCCTCTTTTAGCAGGTTAGAGATTTCCTGTGTTATTATCTGATAGGCTTGTGCCTGTCCTACCATATACTTATATTTTTCCATACTGTCAACCCCACCACTAATCATTGCATCCCCAATTTGTTGAAGGGTAGCATCTATTCTTTTTTTTAGTTTATAAACTATATCTAAATCATCCATTATTTTTTCTTTTTCTTTCTGGTTTTAGTGCCATATTTAGTGGCCCACTTTTTTGCAATTTTAGGATGGTTTTTCCAGAGATATTTTCGTTGTTTCTCTGATTTAAAAGGCATTCTTAACTATCTAACTTCTTTACCAAATCCTCTTTTAGCTTTGCCTCTAGATTTTACTCTTCCACCTTTTTTATAACCTTGATTAAGTTCACTATGTATTCTTGAAACTTCATCTCTTCTATTAGTGTTAGGAGATTCTGCTTCAACACGACCTAGTTCTTCTATTAAGTTAGTTCTTCCTCTGTCTGTCATATTATCCTTTTTTAGCCATTTTTTTAAAAGTTTTAGCTAAGTTATATCTTTTAGATCCTGGAGGGCAAGATTTGCTTCCGAATTTTTTGCCTGTACAAGGTTTGTCTTTTCTCATTCCTTTTACAGCTTTTTGAATCCAGTCTCCGTCTTTTGCTCCAACTCTTCCACCACTTTTTAAAGCGACACCCATACCTCTATTATTTTTAACAACACCACCGCCTCTTAAAGCGACACCCATACCTCTACCATCTTTAACAATTCCACCACCTCTATAAATACTTTTTCTTGTAGTCATAGGACGAGCTGATGTTGAATCAAAAAATTGTGGCATTATTTATTTACTAGTTCCTCTAGACTCATCTCTTCTAGATTTGTAACTTTGTGTTTTTGTAGACTCTTTTCCTCTTCGCATTCCTAAAGACTCATCTAGTCTGTCATTAGCACCTTGTTTTTTTGATGAAGATCCACTTTTTGAATAAGGAAATCTAACATCTGATCTTACTCCATTTTGTCTCATTTTTTTGCTCCGTTTCTAAATATTTGTGTTCCCTTTATACCATATATTGACGCCACGACAAGTATCCAAAGATTGGTGAACCAACTCGGAAGTGCCGCGAAATGCTCGAAGAAAATATTTATCTTCGTCATTGCATTGGGATCCTCACTTATAACCCCATATGCCAAAATAATTATGGGCGCGCTGAGAATTATCAAAACTGCCTCGTCTTTCCAGTCTGACTGACGGGCTTCTAATAATTTTCCCTGGTAAGCTTCCTCGCCTCGGGCCATTTTCGATGCGTGCATATGTTGTGCATCAGCCATAGCCATCTTTGTCTCCTGGCGTTTCTTAAATATGTGCGTGCCAGCCTGCAAAGCAATCTTTGCTAAACCAAACCAAGCCATAAGTTAGTACCAGGTTGCTTTAACCGGTTTTTTGTCAGCACGCATTCTTTTTGTGCCTCTGACAACAACCGTTTGAGATTCGTTGATGTTAGGAACTTCTTTTGTAATATTAACGCCACCTGTTGGATAACCATCTTTACCAACACCTAAAACTTTTTCAGTTTTAACGTCTTTATTCATAAAAGCTTGTCCTCTTTGCCAATCTTTTCCCATAGTTTACTCCTTCTGTTAATTATACCTATTTTTTTCTAAAATTTCTACCAAAATCGTGTCTTTTACTTTCATCTGCCATTTGTTGTTTAGTAATAGACACTCCTGCACGTAAATGAGCCAATTCTTCGTTTTGTTCAAGCTTTTCGTCGTGTTGTTCATCATTCATTAAAGCTCTCATCTTATCAAGATTGAGTCTTTGCTCTCCTTCTTCCTCTTTTCTTTTATTTTCCATAGCTTTTAAGTCAACTTCTCTTGATTTAATTTTTAATAATGGATCACCAGCAAATTCACCTGTAATTTTTTCTTCTTCTTTAGCATAGTCTTCTTGCATTTCAGCAATCAACTGAGCTTTTCTAGCTTCAATTTGGTTTGTTATCTGTTGAACTCTTTGTTGCTGTTGTTGCATCTGTGGATTTTGCATCGCTCCTTGTGCCATAGCAGGATTTTGTGCTCCCATTTGTTGCGTTTGTTGTTGCAACATTTGTAACTCTTGTAATTCTTCAACAAATTCTATTTGAACTTGTTCTTGAGCCATTAAACTTATGTGCTCTAAAATATTTTTTTGTAATGCACTCATTACCATAGGATTATTCTGTACCATATTCAATCTCATAAAATTTAAGTGAGCGTCAATGTGTGCTTTGTGATCTTGACCTGGAAAAGCTTGGAATGGCTTTTGGGACATAGACATAATATGTTCTAACGCCGGATCTATTGGTGCGGGTTGTGGTGGGGGTGGTAAAATTGCATTTACATTTTTTACTCCCAGCGCATCATACATAGATCTATATGCTTGATATAAATTATGCATCTGAGGATTTGATTGCGCCAGTTGTAATTGACTTTGCGCTAAAGATATTCTCTGTGTTTGAGAAAATATATTAGGATCAGCAACTGGTAGAATATCTATTCTATCATCAAAGTCTTGTACTTTAACTTCTCTTCGAGCACCTGGTACATCATAAGGATAAACCGGTGGAAGATAAGTTTTAAATACTTCTGCTAATAATTTAAATTCTTGTTTAAGTCCTACATAAATTCTTTTGTGAATAGCTGACATTACACGTGAACCACGTTCCAATAATGCAACTGTAGTACCGACGGCAGCTTGTTGGTTCATATCGCCCACTTGCATATCAGCGATGGCCGCGAAACGTTGACCTGCATCAACTACAATACCCATTAACTGAAGTAAAGTTTGATCGGGTCCTTTAAAAGGTAGAGTCATAAACTGATCTTTAATATTGCCTCCCGGAGCGTCGACATCTCTGAACTCACCAGGTTGTAATGGTTGTGCATCATCTCTAACTCTAATACCACGGGATTTAAATCCAGCTGGTAAGTTAGCTAAAGTTCCTGCATCCAATAATTGTCTTAAAGCTGCTGTTGCAGTTCTAGTTAAACCACCGATCATATGAATTAAACCAAAACCATAAAAACCAGTTCCTGGTAAAAATTTAAACTGAACAAAATAATCTTTTTTCTTTTTAAGAGGATCTTGAGGAGCGTAGTTTCTTCTAATAGATAAAACGTCTTGCGTAGATTGTGCAATCGTTATGATGTAAGGTATTTTAATTCCTGTAGGTTCACCATCTTCACCCACATCTTCATAACCCTCTAAATCTAAATCCGTATGTATTTCAAATAAAGTATATTGATCTTCTTGACCATCTTTAGAAATTCCTTCTAATTCTAATTTTTTATCTTCCAATTGATTTTCAGTAACTGGAGGTGTACCTAATTCTATGTCTTTATAAAATCCTGATACTTGTTGTTTTTTTAATTCGTTTTCTGAAACTTTAATAACGTGTACAATTGCTTCCGCATCTTCTAATGAGTTTGCAGAATAAGGTACAATTAAATCATCAGCTGGAACAAATTTAGAAACGGCTCTTGCTAAAAGATCGTCATAATAAACTTTCTTAAAAGTTGAGCCGCTTAGAGGGAGGTAAAATAACATTTGGTCAAATTCGGGTTCATATTCTTTCATCTGATCCATAATTTGCCAGTTCATAAAATCTTTAACACGTTTAGCTTGGTCTTCTTTAGGAACACTAATGTCCCCTAAAATTTGAGTTCTTACTGGTCCATCAGACGGGAGTAACTCTTTATAAGCCTGCGCTTGAAATTGCGTAACTGCTTCCGCAAGAACCGGGTGATTGACACCACTAGCGCCTCTAAATGGTTGTGTTCTTCTTTCATATTTAAATCCTAAAAGTTCTAATCCGTTTCTATAAGTGTCTTCCCAGTCAGCTCTAGATTCTTTGTATTCTGTATATTGGTCAAAAAGTTTAGAACCTAATGGTTCTAAAACATTATCTGGCATTGTTTCTGCCAAATTAGCAAAATGATCTTGTGCTGGATCTATCTCTGTTGCAGCGGGGTCAAAAGAAACTTCTGCTCCACCTGTTTCATCCATTGCGATTTCAACCGGACCTGTAGGTGTATCTATAACTTCAGCTTTTTTTCTGTTTCAATAATTGCTTCTTCTGGAAGCGCATTTGGATCAATATTGGGTAATGATTTGTCTATTTCAGCCATAGGGATATTCTATCTTCTTTCGAATAATGTTTCAACACCTGCTTTACTACTAACAGGAGTTATATTGTTTGTCAAACCAATGATACCGCCTTGGGCATTTCTTTTACGGCCTTTAGGATTAAAATTTGATAACTCAACTTTTTGTTCTAAATCTTTGAAACCTGTAGGGTCAGACTCTTTCATAAATCTTGAAAATTCATCTGCCACATTTGGATCGGAGATATTAATGGTTCCTGTGTTTTCAATTCCTTCTAAAGTTTTAATAGGTTTGGAAGCTCTTTTCATTTGTGCTAGCAGAGCTTGATCTTGCATAATTGGATTTATTACAGCTCCATAAATTTCAGACCTTAAAGCATCATCGAGATCATCAGCTAGTTTACCACCAAAAACTTTTG